ACGCTCTTCCGATCTCTGGTCTCCAGCCTTGAAGCGCTCATACTCAGGCCACTTATCCAGCCATCCCATCCTACGCAAAAAGGATAAGCCATCTTTGTATTGTCCCTCGACCTCACCGGCTAGCTTATCGAATGTGGTTATTTCTGACATTTACTCACCTTCTTTCTGTGCGCCCAGCCACTCAGCCATGATGCTCTCAACTTCCTGTTTGATCTCCGGTGGTGTCGGCTTCACCTCACCTATAAACTCGCGCATCTTCGCATTGATCAGCGCGGTGGTTTCTTGCTCCAAGAGTGGGAGTTTCAGCAACTCCCCAAGCTCTGCTGCTTGTTCTACCATGCTAAGTAATCACCTCCGGTGGGTTCGTCTGTTCTGAATGGGAATGGTGTGACTGCCTTATCTTCCTGCGGCAGTATGCCATTAAAATAAATAAAGCGATGGAGCGCTTGGCTCATCGCGTCAACTTGATCATCATGTTTACCGTTCGGAAAGCTTGCTGCTTCTTCTACAAAGTCCTGTATCCATGTTGAGCGCGGCAAGAATACGTTACCAGACTCGATATAAGCCGATACTGCATTCACCCGGGCAACTTTACCACCTTCTGGATTAATCGCCACTATACCGCCAATCTCTCGGTGTAGCGTGGCAATGATAGCTGAGCCGTTGGCTTTGTCCTCCACCAGTTTCCAATGTGCCTCTGGATACTTCTTGGTGACGTTGCGAATGGTCTGTATTGTAGCCGGGAAGTTCATCTTTGCTCTCACCTGATCTACCAAATACATATTCGCCTGTACCTTACCCCACACTTGAATAACCACATAGTCGCTGGTGTCCTCGTCTTTGAACGCTGCATCCACACTAATCAGCATGGAAGCAAAAGGCGGCGGTGCATCGTAGTACCTCCACCAATCACGCTTAAGCATGTTGCCGTCAGCTGCTGATGGTCTTTGCTGGTACAAGGCGTTGAACACACGCGAACCGACATCCACCTTGATCTGTTCCATTCGCTGTTTATCGAACCCATATTCAGGCCATAATGGTTCACCCTCTGGACGATGTAGATAATCGTCCTTTTCAGCCAAGGCAGGAAAGTTAATCACCGTCCATCGTTCGCCCTTGTGTGAACCCTCTGCGACCTCGTCAGACTCTTTTTTGAGTAACCTGCCTACTAAATCATCCTCATGCCATCGTGTCATGACAACGACAATACGTCCGTCAGGAGTTAAGCGAGTATACAGGGTGGACGTGTACCACTCCCATATTTTCTCTCGCATAGTTTCGCTGTCAGCCTCTTCTGCGTTCTTCACTGGATCGTCAATAATTGCAATCTTTGCGCCCTTACCTGTAATTGGTCCGCCTACACCAGCTGCATGCAATCCTCCTCGGTGGTCTGCAGTTCCCCATGATTCAGAGGATTTGTTATTTCCGTCCACATCAACCTCAAAGACTCCGCTATTACTGGTCAAGGTGTCTCGAGCAATACGGGAGAATCCGCGGCTCAGGTCAACGGAATAGGAAGCAAGGATAATTTCATCATCTGGATTACGTCCAATGTGCCACGCCGGGAACTTTCTTGATACTCGCTCACTCTTCCCGTGTCGTGGTGGCATAGTCACTATAAGGCGCTTAAGCTCACCGGTAGAGACTTTCATCAGCGCCTCGTCCAACACGTCCAGGTGCTTCCCTTCGCGGTCTCTGTAGTCGCTGTCGTAGTCTACAAAGTAACTGAAGTCAACGTACGCTCTGGATTGCCTGACTTCATCCAGGGTCGGCAGTCTTTGCGATAATGTGTTCAAGGTCCGCCAACTCCTTCGCGCTCAGTTTCTTAAGGTTATGGTTGACTGTCTGGACAACTCCACCGCTGTGTTCAATGTCCTGTTTATCCCGCCATTCTTTAGGCTTACGGTTCTTCAGCCAGAAGATTTGCGCCGTAGTATCGGGCTGCACCTCTTTGACAACGCGTTTTGTCTCCATGCCGTTTTCATAGGTGACTTCTTCATACTGATAACCAAGTGCTCGTTTATACAAGGCGTTTTCCACGATGATGTCTGCCGATTCCCTATTTCTTTTTAAGGCCTCATATAACTCAGGATATTGTTTCTGGTATTCGTACATGGTTCCTGCTGCAACGCCCAAGTTATTTGCGATATCCTCTATAGTCAATCCATCCCTTGCCCACGCCTCAATGAGCAGGAGTTTGGGCTCTACGTTAGAATAGTATTTGCTTGGTCTGCCTCCTGCCATTGCCTTCACCTCCCTTATAATTACTTATTTACGATATAACACCCGCAATTTCAGAGACTCACTATTCCTGTAACAACTTATTTACGTTTCTTTATGTGTCTGATCGCTGCCATCGGCATGCTAAAAACGCTGATAATCACGCCCACCGCCAGATAGGTGTATCCCATTGTGTAGAATAGAGCCCTAAACCACCATGGTGAGCGATCTATACTCTCCTGTGTGAACAATGGACCTAGCATCTATCTCACCACCTCGATTAATATCAGTAACATAAGGATAAAAGTGATAGTTAAATACCTCTCTGAATACCTCATTGCGGCCCCCGTTTCACTGGGTAATTCGGTCGAATCGATGCAGGGATAAAACAAAAAGAGCAACGGCGATATACCGTTACTCTCTCTGATAACCTGTCTGGGTAAACCCGTGCCAGTGGGGGCGGTCCATCCTTTGCCTGCCTCATATCCCCGGTCCGCTGGGGCTGCTGTGTGTGGCACACACGTACTGAGCTAAGCATAACTTAACCGTCATAACGCACGTGCAGGCCTATATGCAAACCATCCCCAACATCGAAGTGTGCGCATTAGCGCGTTATGGATGGGTATTGCCTGAATAAATACTCCCTGATGGATTTGAACCACCGGCTGATCGCATATAAGGCGATTACTCTACCAAACTGAGTTAAGGGAGCAAAATGTAGCGCCAGCATTAGCCAGCGCCAAGGGGTAGGAGTTAATCATCCAAGTGAGTGGGGAATCGGCGATAGGGGCAGTCCCCGGGTCACTGATCGCCAATTCCTCATAAAACCATTATATCACGATGCTTTTGCACTTTGTGTTCCCTCTTTGTTCCTTTTCATCATTAGTTTGCGAACATAGCTCTCAGAATATCCAGTCTCCGCTGATATTTGTTTAGAACCCTTTCCTTCCAGACGTTTGCACTGTACTACATATTCAATCCCTTCAAACTGATTCATGTATCGTTCCATCTCAACCTTGATGCCGTTCATACGGTCCACCTCAGCCTGAATCTCATCCAGTTCCGCTACGGCCTTGTTATACCAGTCAACTCCCTTATCAAATGGTATATGCACATAGCTGCCGGAGGATGGTATACTGCCGCTGGTCATGACGTTGTGCGCCATCTCTACCCGTCTCCTGATCTCCATCTCACGAATCTGCAGGATGCGCAATTCAGATACTGTATCATTGTACGAATCTTGCCACTTCATGGTTATCCCCCCTATAGATAATTAATCCTCTATCACTGTTAGGCTGCTCTCGTAATAAGGTATCGTTGTCCCCGTACCGTCTATCAATACATATACCCACTTGGTGATACTTACGATCCTGCCGGTTAAGCCTGATTTGTGTTGGACTCTGTCTCCCGCCTGCATAAGGAGAAAAGCAGCCGTTAGGCCGCCTCCCTCGCTGTACCAAATACCGCTAACTCGAGCGCCTGGAGTCTTTCTTCAACTGTCGTTCCTGCCACTTCGCTACCAGTGTCTGTTTGATCCAGTCCACCGGCTGTGCTCTCTTCGGCACGAAAGGCAGGTGCTGTGTATTGCGCTACCTCGTCTGTGCTGTCGGGAATATCGTATGAATGATCCTCTTCAATAGCCTCCGGTTGTTGCGCGTCCATGTACTCGGTTCGAAATGTCACCGCTTGTTCAGCGGACACCTCCCGGTACTTACCGTCTTTGTAAATATAGTAGTCCTCGAACGGCTCATCTGTTGCTGCGAATTTAGCGCTGTATCTGCTGCGCCGGTTGTCCAGTGGTTGTACATCATAGATGGCCGGCAGAGACTGCTTATATGCTTCAGCTGCGTCTTTATCCGATCCTTCAACATTCGTACGGGCTTTTGGCACAGTCACTTCTGTGGCTGCAAGCTTATCCTTGAGCGTATCAATGGTCTGCGAGGCTTCCAGCAGTTCCCGGTGTGCAGCGTCACGCTTACTGGCGTTGTCTTCAGCCAGTTCTTTCGCTTCGAACAATTCCTTGCGGAGTCCAGAGATAATAGCATCCCGGTCCTCGATCTGCTGAGAGAGCTCAGATAGTTCGCTGTTTGTAATGGCAGCTGTTTCTTCTGCTTGTGCCTGGGCTTCGTTCAAGTCATCCATCAGAGCGTATGTCTTGCTGATTACTGTAGACCGGATAGCTTGATATGCAATCGCGTTTTTGCAAAACGGTTCAAGCGCGGTCCCAAATAGCTCAACTTCTTCATTAGCCTTTGCAATCACTGGATCTACTGCAGGTTTGTCCAGTTCTGCGGTCAATTCCACTAGCTTTGCTTCCAGGCCCTCTACCTTGGCTGCATCCTTCAACCCACCGCGCTGATTTTCCATGTTCAACTCATACTGTAGCTGCTCAATTTGATCTTGCAATTCTGATATTTCCACGAATACCCCTCTTTTCGCTCATATTATTGATTATTACCTATATTATACACTATTTCCCGCGACTATTGTACAAATATCTCCGATTTTCTTCCGCTTTCTCAGTATTTAATCATGCCGTTTTGAGATCGTTCACGCCTTTGTCGAGTATGTCGCACCATTCGGTGTAGATCACTACAGGAGGGTCGTACAGCGCACGTAAGCTCCGCTGGTGTGTTTGCTTGTCCAAGGTGATGATCGTTCCTCTATGGGCTCCACAATCGTCCAGGAGCGTATACTCGCTGCCAAGGTTGATCCATGCTGCTCTCATCGTTCATACCTCCTTGATTTCGAGTTCTGGATACCGGTTGTAAAATAGTTTCTTGCGTAGCGAGTAGTCCCGGGTGATCGCTCCTTTAGCATCTTCTATCTCTTGGTGTCCGTCTGGATATGTGACCAGAAAATCCGCTGTGTACTTAATGGGCTGGATTACCTTACCTGTGCGTTTATGCTTGAATTTATCAATGAGTACATACTGGGGCTGCAACTCAATTTCCTTGACGATCCCGGCGCGCTGCATCAGCAATAGCTCTCTGTACCGGTTGGCTTCTCGCTTACTGTCAAATAGTATCCCGTTAACTTGCGTCTTTCTTGCCCCGTACTTGTTTGCCACGCTTAGCACCTCCCTGCTGTCGTGTCGGCGGTGTTGCTATGTTGCTGTAGCTGCCGTATGGCCGGGTAGGTGGGCCGTACTTCGCAATCACTTCGGCCAGTTGCTCCGCAGTCAGAACGTATGTGGTCACTTCGCTGTGGACTGTCTCGCGGTTCGGCGGTGGGAAGGATGATACTACCGGCATAGGAGATACGCGCTTATGCTTTTTCTGTTGGCTGATCATCGGTTATTACCTCCAGTTTGTCTAAACGGTAATATGATCGTGGCTCCCAATGGCTGCGCCGGCGATCGTAATCGGGGAAGTAACAGAATGCCCGAAGTCCACTCTTTGCGATGTCGTCTACAATACCGATGCCGAAATGCTTATGGTCCTTATGCCGTATTCTATCCCCCGGCTTGATGTCTGGCTGTACTGGTGGTGTGGGTGTCGGGTCAAAGGTGCCGGACTCCACTTCTTGGATAACACCGTTGTAAGTAGAATTAATAAATGTTGTCGCGTATGACTTTCCACTCTTATCCTCCAGCCATTCCAGCAGCTTATCTGCGTCTATCAGTCGCATGGTCTGTCTTCCTCCCCTCAACCTATTCTTTCAAAGCTTGCTTCCTCCGAATAATATCCGTTTGATTCTCCGAACCACCGGATGGTCACATACCCTTTGACTGTAGCCAGTTTGTAGAACGTCCACGTGCCACTCTCGCTGGCGTTTTCGTCTTCCTGCGATACCTCTTCAGCCATTAATATCGGCGTTTTAATCAGGTCAGCCAGATTTCCTACAATCTCTTCAATTCGTACATCTTCACAGCAATCCTGATGGTGACACATCCGGTATGAGCTGCCACATTCCGTTTTAAAGATGAGTTCGTAATCTTCATGTTGAGTTATATCAACAATCGTCTTCCCTAGTAATTCAGAGATATTGGACATGTGGGTTGTTCCTTTCTTTATGGGGAGCCAGACCTGTTCCGGCCCCCGCGCTGCTGGGATTATTCTGTCGATAGATGGCCTCCAGCCAATAATTCACGCTCTTCCTCTTTACGATACTGTCCAATCTCACCTGGAATAAATTCTTCATTTGCTTCTTTGTCGAACCATTCAAGACATGGATCACACATGTAGTGGTTATAGAATTCTCCTTCATACACGCCTGAACAGTTTGTTATTTCAGTCCCAACAGGTACTTTTTCAAAACAACCCTCGCACTTATGAGGTTTCCGAGTCTTTACTCGCTTTCTGTTATGGAAGTCGCTCATATCCTCTTCTCCCCCTTATACCTCTAGTAGTTCTGGATTCTCGTAGATGTTGCCGATGACTTCGATTTCTCCCATCATTCCAGTCCAAGTATTTTCATTTACCATGAGCGCGTATTGAGTTCTTCTCCACTCAACAACGCCTATGAATTTCGTAGTTTTGCAGATATCCCCTTCGTATACCTCCCTGCCGTTATTGTCCTTTAATCCGGTGTATTGCAGCCAAACTGCGTCTTCCGAAAAATCTTCCACGTGCGGGAAGTGCAGCAGCCATTCGTCCAGCGTATGTCCATAAGTCATCTTTTTGATTGTCGGCAACCATGCCTTGTACTTAATATCTCTGCCCATGTGTATACTCTCCCTTTGGGGTCTCAGCCCCCTTATAAGTTAAGTACAGCCAATAGTGCAGCCTTACCGATGGCTTCTGGTGCGCTTCCAAGCATGGTTGTCACTGCCAATTCCTCTTTATGTTCATATATCGCGCAATCAAATAATCTATTCACTTCGAACGAAACGCACTGCACGATTACGTCTTTGTGATCATTCATCAGATGGGTTACTACTTCCCAGGCTATGTTGATATATTGCGAAGGCTTGAATTCCTTCTTCTCATATCTGCTGCACTTATCAGCATCCACCCAGTAACGCCCGTCCCATGATTCGCTTGTTGTCCAGCCCATCACGTGTTCGGCAATGAGTGCGTCCAGTTCCGGACCCGGTGTCCGGCTCAGTATCTCTTCCCTTGTGAGTGTCATTGGTTATCTCCTTCCTCAACCGTGATTTCAACTTTCCAGCCACATCTGCAGGTGCGCCGGAACGTATTGCCTTCGATTCTCACCGTTCCTTGCCCATTCCCAACGTTTCCGTTTCCGCATTCTGTACAATTGGCATACTTTTCTGATAGCTCAACCGCCTTCTTAAACTTCATCGCTGCCCTCCTTGGGTGCTGGGGTATCTGGGTATAGGGTGCAGAAGACTTCGCTAAGAACTGTATCAATCTCCGTCATGTTCGCTTCACTGCTGTACCAAGTCCACTTAAGAGCGTGATCTATTGCCTCTTTCAGCCGTTGTTCCCGGGCCTCCAGTCGAATGATTTCCTCAGCAAGAAGATATTCTTTTCTATCTGCTTCAGTGCGGATATGTCGTATTAATTCGAAGCGTGCACTATTTTCTAATTCCTTTATCCGGGCCTCTGCTGCGTCTGCACGGGCGCTGTGTTTGTCTCTGGCTGCACATGCTGCTTCATAGGCTTCCGGTGTCGGGTACTCCCGCAGGGCTTCTCTACGCCATTTCCGGGCTTCTGTCTGCCAGTCAGCAGGCTGCAGATTATCTATCCCGTATTGCCAGCCGCTTGCTGCTTCCAGGAGTTGATACCGGTTATGCTCGTACTGAATATCTGTGAGCTCCGTAACCAAACCACTTGGCAGCATGACTGGGTCTCCGGCTTTGAGCTTACGTTTGGGTGTTTGTGTCATTGGGCTTCCTCCCTTATTGATTTTTATGGACAGTCGCAATATTTCCCCGGCTTCCTGCAATATTCGCAAAAGTCTTCATCTTCATCGTTTGGCGGATCACCCATAATCTCTCTTGGATGCAATCTATCTTTAATCTCCTCATATGCATCTGTCCGGTCATATAAGGCGTGATAGCGATGATCCAAGTCATTGGTTCCTCTGCCTGCGTTTGGAGAGTAAAGGAACGCTGATGGCTGCTCACCGTTCTCCATGATGGGTACTCCTAGCTCCCGGCAACGCGTTTTACTCAGCAGCACCGCGAAATCATATTGTTCTCCGTTCCATCGTTGCGATCGCGGTATGAAGTATGGCAGCCTACTATCAAGCACTTCCTGGCGGTTATATCGCCCTTCTTTATTTGGCATTGTTATATCCTCCCTTAGTGGGAGAGGAGGGCTGCTATACCCTCTCTGTCCCGATCTGTTTCGGCCCCCGGCTACGCCTGGGTATTGCTGTCGGACGATGGCCTATCGGCCTGATGAGTTACACTCTCGTACTGCGCATCAGTAATGATTAAATTCTCTCAAACTCGCTGTGATAGAAAAAAATTCCAGGAACTTCAATCAGATTGTACGTGTACCGTGTAATTCCTCTGCCCATTCTGGTAAGCGACCACTCATTTATTGTTACGATTTCACCTGTTTTCTTTAAAATTACTTTTTCCCCATCTTCAAAGTGTTCTGACATTTGTATCTACCTCCTGATTTGCGCGCACTCTCGCAATCTTTTGTTTGCACCGCACCCTCCGCCATCCGAGAATATCACCGTAATAACCTTCAACGTGTGGTTTGATCTGTCCATACTTGTCAATGGGATCGCCATAATCCCTGTAAGGTCTCCCATCTACTGATACCTCTATGCAAATATCGTCAATGGTCAATTGCATACCCGGGCTCCTTCCTGCACCGTATGCTTCTACTGCCCCTGTAGCGTGATATATACCGCCTCTGCCCTCTCTCTGGGGCTGGCGGTGAGCAGTTTAGCTATTTCACTTTCTTCCCACTCATGTTGCTGATCATCTGGATTAACAATCCGGTCTAATTCAACTACATATCGCTTGTCGTATTTGGCTATTGCTGCTGTCTGTACCTCTAGAGAGGCAGCAGGGTCTGTGCAGTAATCAGGCAGCATTTCGTAAGCTTTCTCTTCTTCATAGTGAACACTGCCCGTGAAGTAACCATCTTTGTGAAGCAGCCAGAAGCTCCCAGCCTTTTCAATACGGTACCCCATCAACTCCGCCAGCGCCCGGTTAAGCTCCGGGTTGCTCCATTCCTTTACTTGTGTCATTTCTGGTCTCCTTCGTTGTTAGAGGATGTATTAATGGCTTTACGGGCGATAAATCCGCCATCTATCATTACTTTGGTTGGTTCCACATTACGGTATTCGTTCAATTTCCAATCGTGGTTTTTCTCGTCTGCGTAGAACGCTAGGGCTTTGTCCTTTTCTTCTAGGAGAGAAAGGAGGCTGCCTATGATGTGAGTTGATTCGTCATATACCATCCTTCTTTGGCATAGTTCCAAGTATTCTTTTGCCTTGTCCGTCTCTGTTAGTTTATTCATGGGAATCCCCAAACTCTTTACGGCCTTCACTTCGTTGAGCGTATTCGTTCGATTCGGGGGCCTTCGGAAAATAAACAACCCTAAACCCTCTTATCTTCTCTATTCCCCAAGGCACTCCGTCAATCTCCATTCGACCATTAATAAAGTATTTATCTATCTCAGGCATAAGATCGTTTTTTAGCGCACTAGCAAATGACAAACTCATAAGTATTTGAGTTGGTACGTTTCCTTCATCTCTTGTTTTTTCAATAAGCTTTAAAACTCTTTTAAGTCTACTCATTCCCTTCACCCTCTCTATATGATCCCTCTGATATGGTTAATTACTTCCCCTGCTCTCAACACAAGTGCATTGGTATCATCAAATACTCCCGGAAGTCCATCCGACTCAAACTCTGACTTGATGAAGCACATTTCATCCACCATTTCTTCGAGCAAATCAGCGAGTTTCCTCATTTCGTCCATGATCATGCTATCCTCTCACCTTCTGTACGCCCCGTAGAGAGCTTATTTGCGCTGGGACTAACTTGTGCCTGTCCTTGCGGTTATAACGTCTGTGTGGGGCTTGTAGAAGCTCAGCGTCCCATTATCTCGTGCATCTTATCTTCGTTGATTCCGTATCGCCCTTTCATTGTGCGAAATATCTGGTGCTCGATGTTGCAGAAGTAGTTCGTGAGCACGTATGATCCACGCTCATGATGCTGGACCTTTACATGAGGTTCGTCTTCCTGTAACTCTGCTTTGCAATAAGCACATATCATCCCTGTTTCCTCCCTTGTTATCGCGCGTAGTGGCTCCGTTAACTCCGGTTACCCCCTCTTGTTAGGCTGCCTCAGCCTGCTCACGTTCCCATTCGTCTACCACGCTGGTGTCCATTCCGAAGGCTTCTAGGCCCTTGCGCCACCATGCGGCGAAGTCTTTGTCGTATAGGTCGTAGTCGTCAATGGGTTTGGTCATTGGTTTATAACTCCTTGTACATGATCATTGCTGTCACATAAAGTTGATTGTCGCATGCTGGATCAGTTAGCATCTGGTACTTGATATCAACTACTTCAATGGATACTGTTTGGATAAATTTGTTTATGTCGTGTTCTATATCTCCGATGCAGTTACCGTCTACAAAAAGTACTTTCACTGTTCATCCATCCTCTCTTATTTAAGCCGGTTCACTCTTGCTTTGTGGTCTGCGATCCGGTCCCAGCATTTCAATCAGTTCTGCTTTACCGTTGATCCGACTGCCGATCTTCCCGCCGTTCAGCGGCAACCGCTCTCTGATGCGTCCTAATGCATAGTTGCTGGTCATGATCGTCACTTTGTTATTCTTCATGCGCTCGTCAATGATGTTGTACAGCATCCCTTCGGCCCAATCCTTGTACTGAGCTGTGAAAATGTCGTCTATCATCAGGATTGGTACGTTGTAGTAGCGCTGAAGCACATCAATTTCAGATTCTTCGCTGTCTCGGTTGTATGTGGCTTTGATCTCTCCGTACAGTTTTGACTCGGTTACGTAAATTGCCGGGATCTTCCGAAGTGAGAACGCATTAGCCATACACTGCATCAGATATGTCTTACCTGTACCGTATGCGTTCAGGATGGCACCCTTTTCCCGCGACACCTCATTCACCCGGGCATCATCACCGAAGATGTACAACCAAGTGCCAAGCTCCATATGCTTCTTGATGTCTGTGACGAAGTCCATTGCAATGTTAAACTGTATTTCGTTCATATTGTCCATCGTTGCATTTTTGAAGGTGTGACTCCGTTCCTTTGCGTTGAAGCTCTCAGATGCGTTGTACTTCAGGAACATCCGGTCCATGTGGCAGCTGCAGTTTTCCACCACGGCCACTTGTATTTTGATCGGGTATCCTTCTGGCTGCTCCCATCGGAATGAGTTAATCGTTCCGGTGTAATCACATTTCTCGCATCCCTCATTCGAAATTGCTGGCGCGCCGCTGAACTTCCTCGGTGGTAAGTCCTGATTCTCGTCCAGGGCTTCCGATGAAGGTTTCAGCGCCTCGGCTCGCAGCCTTTCTACTCGCTTCAGAAACTCCTGCATAGCCGGTTTGATACTTTCCACCGTTTCCACCTCCAGGTATTAGCTTTAGTTTCCGTTCGTCTTCCTCAACCCTAGTGACCACCCAGTTTAAAATAGCCCGGTAATCGCTGGTGTATTTCTTTCCGGTTGACCCTTTGTAATTGTCCAGGGTTTCAATGATCCGATTAAGCTTGTCCTGTCCGTGTGCTGTGAGAAGCTTGTCGTATTCTTCTTGAGACATTGATACGAATTCAGCAAAGTTAATTTTAGGTATAATATCTTTCTTTCCTTTTACTTTTACTTTATCTTTTACTTTCCTTTTACTTTGTGTACTTTCTACCCCCATTTCTGCGTCAGAAACTAGGGAAGAAACTGGTGGTGAAACTACAGGAACCGCGTCACTACGGCTTTTTGATCTCATCTTCTCTCGCTTGTCAACTACGACCGATGCACGTTTTTTGATGCCATTTGATGTTAAAACACGATCATTTTCGTATTTTTCTCTATCAAAACATCCATGTTTTATGCTGGTTGAAATCATTTCTGTGAGTTTTTGTGTAGTTACTTCTACTTTTTTGGCGAGTATCTGAATAGTTTCTGCGTCAGAAACGTCTATCTCAAAAGTTGGTTCCTGATAGATTAGTTCAAGCATGATGCAGAAGAATGTGTAACCGTCATTTCCGTGAATAATCCGTAACGCTTCAACCTTTTTGTCAGATGATAAATTCACATCATGGGGGAAGTAATCCATCCCCTCCTTACGCGGTCTAGCCATTATCTACACCGCCTTGTTCCCTGGCATATTTCTAGCTGCATTGGCTGCATCTTCCGCATCTTCTAATTCAATAAAATTACCAATATATTTTTGTTTTCCATTAATTGATATAAATGCTCTCCATTTATTTGCATAATTGTCCCAAATAACACCTCTGATTCCGCTTTTGTTATTTGATTGTGGTCCTTTTCTGTTAAAACTGTTTTCTGAATATGTGACAACTCTCAGATTATCATCTGTATTATTTAATCCATCGTGCATTATATGATCGACTACCATTCCTGTTGGCGCGTTTGTAATCCATCTGTGTAACCTAACTGATGGTTCTTGTTTTCGATTAATCATTGGAAAATTACCCTTTACGTAAAATTTATTAGCTCTCTTATCCCAAGTAGGAACCCACGTCCCATCCAATTCTTTTACTCTTTCTAATTTACTTGTGCTGATTAAAGTTTCCATCTTTCCGTATTTTCGACTATTCAATAAAATAGCAGTAACTTCTCCTCTAATCTCAAATTTATTTTTCATACTTACACCGCCTTCGTATTTTCAGCGCTGCGGATCTCATACCAACGATTCTGGCACGACTTGGCGGTGCGCTGAAGTTTATTCGCGGCCTCATTGAAAAGGTCCAATACCTTCTTTCGTTCCCGTTCTCCGTTGGTCATGATCTCTGTTAGCAGGCGATCCTCGTCTCCTGTCCAACTGTGATAGTAGAACCTCGGCATTGTGCTCAACTCCTTATGTTCAGTTCGTATTCTTACTTTATCCTACTTTATCCTACTTAGCAAGATAAATGTTTGGATTATCGGATAAAATGCTATACTTTTTTTGAGGTGTATTTATATGGTGAGACAAACCAATAAAGAAAAGTTATCAATAACGTTAGATGTCGATGTATTTGAGTTCATAAGTAAGGCAGCTGCAGAGGATGACCGATCCGTTAGCTCAATGATCAATGTCATCCTTCGCAATGCTATGAAAGATAGTAAGAAGGACTAAGCACTCTTTAACTGCTGCAGCTCAGCCTCGGCCTTTTCGATACGGCGGGTTATGTGATTTCTCAACTCGCCGTAGTATTCGATGTCTCCTAGCACACTGTATTTTGTTGCGTATAGCAGACAGTTTTCGTATACTTCGATTTCCCGTTTCATCACTGCGATGTCTGCGATTAATTGAACTCTTGTGCTCATGCGCTCAACCCCTTTCTATCAGCTCTCTCCGCCCTCGTAATGTCCTCCATGCTCTTGCCTAAGTCCTGTAACTTCGGGCCTACGTCCTTACATTGGTTAATACAGTAACTATTCCGGTGCTCATGACTCCGCGGGGAAAACGGTACCTTGCGCTGTTCGCAGCTTTGACAGTGCTGCAGCAGCTTGTCCAACTCTTTAAGTGCCTCTTTTCGTATCATGCTGCGCCTCTTCCATTAGTTTTTTAACAAGTTCAGCCTGGGGATCATCCAAAGTGAATAGGATTCGGTACTCAGCGCCTCTGAGAGATCGTTTCAGAGTACGCTCAATAGTTTCAATGGACCGGAGAAAACGTGCGTCTTCGTGCCGTTTATCTTCGTCTATGGTGATGTTGTGTATTTGAGCTTTCAATTCTAGGAATTGATCCCACAGTTTCATTTATGCGCCCTCCTTTAACGTCCTTTTGTACCGTATACCTTCTGGTGTCTCGTCAATATAGTTGTGACACGCAAGACAAGCGTCTCTCAGGTCGTCCGCTGTGGTCTTGTGGTTGATCTGCTTGCGTCCGGTGATGTGCGCCTGTTGGACCGCAGGAGCGCCTTTGCAGCGCTTCCTGATCTCGCATATGCCGCCGGACCGGGCATCCACCTCTTTGCGCACCTTGTCGGAGATATCACCCATCTGCTTCTGAGTTAGGCCGCCGCGCTGGTGGTGGGAAAGGATGCCGACCCTCCAGGGAGCCAGCTGCTTCTTTGGCTTCTTTCGCATGGTCACACCTCCGATTAGATATCGAGTGCTGCCTGATCAGGATCTTGAATGACCTCCGTTGTTTCGCCAGGGATCTCTTGCCAGTCTGTGACATCCACAATTTCACTCATGTCTTCAGTGCCGGATTCAAATCGCTTAGTAGTTTCGTCTTGGTCAACCGCACGCTGGAACTCTACGCTAATCGGCATGTATTTCATGAGTGCCTTAAGCACCGTCTTTTTTGCCATTTCGTCAAAGTGGTCAACCCATGGACCGTAGGTCTTGGCCTTGCTGAATTTATCGCGGTGGATCATGATATCCTGCCGACTCATGACCATAAAGGAGTAACCACCATCTTTAAACTTGGCGTAGGAATAATATTTGACCACCTGACCACGCTCGCCATCCGCCGGAACGTGCCGCAACTTCTCGTTGATGCCATATTCGTACTCAAATTCATCATTCTCATGTACGGCCTGGGCCATGATGCTGCTGATCTGTCCGGTACGCCGGGCAAGCTCAATTAGTCCTTTGTAACCAATCTGGAACTGGCATTCGTCTACGCCTTTGTTCTTATAGGGAATGAGGTATGCATGACCGAGGATAGAAGGTTCGAGTCCCAGCTGCGCACACTGCATCACAGCCCCCAAGAGGCTCTCAGGCGTGCATACCTTTAGTTTGGGGTTAGTACGTATGCTGGTTGTCGCAATACGCAGGAGACGGTCAGGAGTGAGGTGTTTCGGGATCGCCTGGGCAATAGCTGGCTTCATTTGCTCAAACAGGTCATTGATAGTTTTTCCTTTGGTTGCCGGGGCTGTAGCTATACCGGTCAATGCTCCTGCTAGTGCGTTTTGATTCGTGGGTGCTTTCATATTCATGGTTTATAGACCTCCAATTATTTTGAATACGCGGCTTCCGCGTGCATTTGTTTTCCAAGAGCAGAATTTTTCGCCCTGCCATAAAGCGAGTTCATTCTCGCCCATCAGTTGCTTAACTTTGTTTTTCACGTCCTCATGGGCATCCTCAGCCTGTTTTAAGGCCTGTTTCGTATCTATGAGTCTCTTAATGAGTTCATAGTATGCTTCGCTGATGTTGACGCTTGTAGGCGCGCTGGCAGGGTACATATAGTTCATCAGATCCGTGTCCTGTGCCTTAACTTCCGGAAGTACTCCAGCCACGACATGCTGATTCCAAAAATTTTCCTCAATGGTAGTTAGATTCTTGATTAAGTTGTCGTCACGCTCGATCACACGCCACTGGAAGTCCCATCCGCCGATCAGCACAGCTACATACCATTTATCCGCGCCAGTCACCGCCATATAGTGATTTGCCTGCAACTGATACTCCGTGGGAATGATCTCCGTTTGCCCATCAAACCAGTTGTTACGCGAATACTCAGCAGTATTTTTGATTTCCAGCCCCGCGTTCTCCCCGGGTACCCATCGGTCAATGTTCGCCAGCATGAACGGGTAATCTTTATGTTGGAAGATGTAATTCTGCTTCTGCACTCGGATGCCGGTTTCTTCTGCAAACCAGTCCGCGATTAATGGTTCAAGTATCCGGCCAGCCTTCATTTTTGGATTATCAGGAATCGGCGGAATCTCTCCGATCTTATCCAGGTAGACTTCCAAGGCAGATTTATACCGGCTCAGTCCGCAGATCGCAGCTACATCAGATCCACCAATCCCGCGCTTACGCCATTCCAGCCAATCCTCATGTTCCAGGTCCTTTGTGCCAACTAAGCGAAGTGCTTGCATTGATCACTCACCCTTTCCGTGGTAGAATTAATTAGGATAATTTCCAAACTGTCTTTCCCGGGTCGCTGTTGCTGCAGCGGCCTTTTCTTTGCGCACTTCCCGTACATAGTTCAGCAGATATACACGCTTAAGTGTCTGTGTCAGCGTTCCCCGGGCATTGGCGATCTTCGCAAGCTCCAGAAACTTCAACCGCGGCTCAATAACTTCCATAGCTGTTCTCTTCCCACATTTGTTCCCAATACTCTTCTGTTTCCGCAAAACATTCATCGCATTCAACCACGAAGTTCAACGTATCATCTACATATGCCGTATTGGTTCTTCGTTTCTTAGTGGATTCTTTTTCTAGATTACATCGTGCACATTTCATTTCACTCTCTCCTTTGTAATGTTCTAAAATGTCAGCTACCGTCTTAAGCAGATTCTTTCAGCTCTCTTTCGATGTGCAGTTTAGCGTCTTCCATTTGCAGCAGATATTCCTCGTACGGCATGATGAACGTTGGTTTGTATCCTCGGTAGTGCAGAGAGTTGATCAATCCCTCGTAGTCTGGAGCCGACCAGCAGAAGTGCCGGCCGCACTCCGTATCAACGATGAACTCTATCTCAGCTTGCATCGTCAAACCCTCCCAGTGACCGCACAAACGGCTTGATCTTGCTCGTCATGGCCTCGTCTTTGCAGGTTGTGCAGTGAGGCTGTAGCGTGTCGTAGACTTCCCACTCTGCCTCCCGGCCGCAGCCGCAGCTTGGTGTAAAGGTACGATACTGGCTTACCTTGGGCTTGTCCGGCCGTTTAATGGGTATCACTAGCGTCAACTTCGGCAGATCCTCGATTTTCTTAGCCATGGCTTGTCCCTCCTTAGGAAACTCCCTGAATTTTGTTCATGCGCTTTGTTGCTATATCGTCTTTAAAGCTGCGTTGCCGATTGAGATATTGGATGAAATCCGACTTGAACGTCCGGCGTGACTTGCCTATGCTAAAGTTCGGTATGCCTCCGCGATCAACTGGGATGTTATATTGCTCATAGATCGTCAGCCGCGCCAGCCCCAGGTAATCCGCAATCTGTTGCGCCGTAAGCACTTCTGGCAGTTCTTCGAGTGTCATCGTGTGTACCTCCTTGGAAGTTTTATCCTTTTAAGTCGTTTGGTGTCGGTATATAATTGATACTAGTATTCTATGAAACTTTCGATTCGGATCTCTTATGAAGGAGGCGAGCAATTAAGTCAAATCCTTTGGCGTACACTCTGGTGTCCGGGTCATTCATAATCGTGTCCCCACTTGCCCGAGGACGCTCGGTTACTTTGAAATGTCCTGAATCAAGATAACGCTGGTATGGCATTGTAGAGTTTTTCATGATGATGTTCTCTTCACGGAGGATCTGGTACAGCTTTGTGCGGCCCGTTCCCAGCGATTTAGCTACTTCTTGCATCGACATGGTGTTGTGGGCTGATATCGCCAAGTTGTAAATTGCAACCGGTGTTGCTTGTTCCTGTAGTTTCTGATCCTGCGCCGCAGCCTGTAATGCAAGTTGTCTGTTCTCTGCTTCAATTGCTTGGTTCTTCTCAATCTCTGCAGCTAGCAGCCGGAGGGTTTCGGGCATAGTCTGCGGGATTACATAACCGCCTGTTTTGCGGATCATTGGGATGACTTCACTTGTGATCCATTTTCGGAATTTCTTAGCTTCTGGCTTTCTACTATCAAGAATCACATCATATAGCCCATCTTCATTGATAATCGTTGCCGATGTTCGTCTGCCTAATGAATCTGTGACGGGGTGGTTTGAAACCACATCGTCGCTTAATCGTTGTCTTACATCAGATGATCTAAGTCCAAGAATCGAACAAGTATCCATTAAAACAAACCAAGGATCACCATCGATGTTGAATGTTCTAACATCATTCGTTTCAAAATTGAATATTTGAGGAAGGCTCATACATAATCACTCCTTATGCAGTTTTGTTCAATTTTTGAACATTATCATTAAAAAAAAGATGCTCGATTGGTTTTTTTAGTACTTTAGCAATCCGGTAAGCTACAGGCAAAGAAGGCAATGCGTAACCACGTTCAATATTACACAACAATGGGCGTGAAACCTTTGATTTCTTCGCTAGTTGCTCCTGAGTGTATCCTACTTCGTTTCTTGCTTTGATCAAGTTTGGCAATGGTTTAAGGTCTTTATCAGTCAATTTTGTTCACCTCGTTTCCGTTCAATTACTGAACTTCATGACCTTAGTATAAGTTCAATTACTGAACATGTCAATGCCTTTTTGATCAGTTTTTGAACGTTTATTTTATGAACAATTTACTCTACAATATAAGGAGGAATAAAAGGATGGTGTCAAACATGGAAAATGAGTTCAAATATAGGTTGAAAGAACTCAGGAAGATAAAAAACTTGTCCCAGGATCAGTTGGCTGAAGCTTTGGACATTCCATCTTCTTCACTAAGGAGGTATGAAACAAGGGGAGAATTGCCTAAAAGGGAACGTTTAGAACTTATTGCTGACTACTTCTCTGTATCAATGGATTATCTATTAGGAAGGACGGATAACCCAGAACAGATCTTATCGGAACCATCCCGGGTTTTAATTGATTCATTAGATCTCACTGATGAAGAGATCATGGCTAAAATGGACTTTATCGTTGATGGGATTAAATTGGATGACGAAGACGTAAGAAGGTTTATCGCACTGGTCCGGGCAGAACGGTCTATGAAGAAACAAGTTCCTGCTCATAGCGCAAAAGAAGATAAGCTTTAATGTACTCGGGCTTCATGTCCAATGGGTTCATAGATTCAATCCCATGTAAGATACAACTTGTTTCTACTCCTAGTTCATTTAGCATTTTTCGTGTTATATCCATCTTGATCTTGTCCATTGAAACAACCCCTTAGAGTTTTTACAGCGATGCTTCGTTAATATTACCACATCACTGGGTCAAACAAAACGTATGTTCTTATTTTAAATAAAAAAATATAGGTGACATCGACATGGGTTATGTACCTGGTCGTTGCCTACTGAAGAAAAGACTTAGAGAAATCAGGCAGAATCAACAATGGCTAGCCGGTGAATTAAATATGCCAAAGGCCCAAATATCTGATTACGCGAATAATCGGAAGGTAATGTCTCTCGCTACTGCGAAAACAATTGCCGTGGCATTGGGTTGCTACATCGATGATCTCTATGACTTTAATAAACAGTAGGCTTGAAGCGGCGTTCAGCTGCTCCGACCCGGTTGTAAGTACTCCACACGGAGTACTACAAACAATCATAATACATAGTTCTGCAATAATCACCTGCCCATTAGTACTAATTACTTTATGTCGTTAATATATCACTCTATTTATGAAAACGCTGTCGAACGAGGTCGAACGATTGTACCCGTCCAACAACCGTGGAGGGGTTGACAATCACATATCAAATCTGCTTGCGTATCCGAACTTTCAACCCGCTGGTGAACTTAATCACAGAACCGTTATTGTCAACAGACTTCACTTCTTTCACGCGTTTTGTATTAATGATCGTTGACTGATCTGCAGACTCAAATCCAAACGACTTAAGAGCCTTACTTAAATCGGTTAGATTACAAAGACAAATGAAAGATCCATAAAAAGTATGAAACGCTGGTACTCCTGTAGAACTTTTAGTGCGATACCAAATGTTAATGTAATCAACATCGTCAACATCTAGCTCCACGAAATCTTCGTCGTCGCCTGATCTGTCATGCATTTTAACTGTTAGTAATTTCATGATGTCGCCCTCCTACCCAAAACGCGGGTAGTTAAATCATACTTTATTGCAGTAAAGTTATCATTGCGCAAAATATGACAAGGGATTTATAGTAATCTATAGGTGGTGAAAGGGAATGTTTATAATTTGTATACCTTTGTACATTTTTTCTCTATATACATCCAAAAAAATAAATGTTCGAGAGTATAACAGAAAACTGATGTTGACTATTGGAGTTATTATGTTTTTAACCGCTTTGGTCACACCTGCTATATTAACTTTTGAATTGCTAAAGTTGTTCCATAGAGATCAGGGAGAATTTTCTGCCACAATTATGATTATCATCTCTCTTATCAATTTAGTATTCGTTTCTAAATTCACATCAAAATCTAAAATTTAAAAGTAAATCCCACATCCGATGTGGATATAAAGGAACGTGCTTATGAACATTTGGATAGAATTTATAATGGTGTTGTTATCTATTTATGCAATCATTCATCTTAGTGAAGAATATTTCAAAAATAAAGGAAAAGAATTATCAAAGAAGGCTAAGCTGTTTCTAATTTGGTTAGTAGTATTGTCTATTGGTATTCCATATTATTTTTATTCTCAAAAAAACGGATATGACGATAGTAAACAATATTACGTCAACTTATTCCCTAAAGAAGACTCGCAGAAAAATTATCGAGTACCTGCTTGGATATATAAAGATGAAGACGGAATATTTCTTCAATCCGTTGATTGGAGCAATGGTGGCAACACCGACTTTGATTATGCTAACCCTGTAGCATTAGAACCATACAATAAGGTACTCATAGAAGATAATGATAATGAAGAATGGTATGTAGAACTAACTCATGAGCAGGTGAAATAATGGATTATACTCTGAGAATTAAAATTAAGAATTCACTCTTTTATCTTCTATCCTGTCTATTCATTGCCATTTGCTTCTTTTTAGTAAGATATGTATTTCTTAGATATGGTGTAGACGAGATGATATTCATTACTTTCTCCGCCATATTATTCCCATTATCAATCATATATGAAGACCATTTCACCCGTATTTCCATAATCCAATATCAAAATGATTTAAAAAATAGAAGTAATCCTTTTTATTTGGAGATCATTGATCAACGTGCAATTGAGGGCATATATTCTCAATACTCTCTTGTAGTTACATTTATCATCAATTGCGCAAATATTATATTCAGATTAATTTATCCAGAGTCAATATCATTAGAATCAACAGTTTTATCAGTAATATTGATTGTCGGATCACTTTATATCAATATAAAATATATAACCTGATTCTTCTGACCATACTCAATCCGGGTATGGTCTTTTTATAACAGAGACGACTCCGCCATCCACAGAGTCATACAACATTCTAACATTCTGAATCGGAATGTTAGGAAAGGATGCATATTCCATAAGGTTATTGATCTTCAGGACGAAATTTCGTCCTGAATGTCCTAGCGGTCCACGAGGTCATAGTCTTCACTAAAAAACCGGACCTTTTGAATCGAGAGGTCCGAAATAAAGGGGAACGTAATTTCGTTCTCCCTACCTGCCCGTCAAATTCGACGGGCAGACTCCAACTGTCTTCAGAACGCAATTTTGTTCCGTTAAGTATGGTCTTTTTGTTACCCCTCCCCTACAATACAGACATAGAGAGAGTTAAGGAGTGATCCAAGTGAAAGGTCATTTTTATAAGCCCCATTGTAAGTGCCCGGGGAAACAGAGCAAGAAGTGCGGCTGTGGTGCGAAGTGGTCGTTTATATTGGATGCCGGTATACACCCTCAAACGGGGAAACGGCGGCAGAAGAAGAAAGGTGGATTTGTGACAAAGGGAGACGCTGAAGCAGCTGCAGCTATCATGCTGGTGGAGTTACAGCAGGGTACTTTCGTAGAGGAGCCTAACACCTTGTTTAAGGACTTCGCAGAGACATGGTACAAATACTATCAGTCAACAGGTAAGGTCAAGCCAGGGACCGTAAGGATGCGTAAATTCACTATCAAGAACCTGCTGCCATACTTGCAATACTACAGGATGAAGGACATAACTTTGACGGTATATCAAAACGCTCTTAACGAACTGCATGCATCCGGTCTATCACACAGTACCTTAGTCGGTATACAGAACACCGGTAAACTCATATTCCGGTGGGCCATGGAGAAATCGGTTATCAAGTCGGACCCAACTCTGTATTCCTATATCCCTAAGATCCGGCAGACGGTGGAGGAAATCGAGAAGCAGAGCGAGGTCATTAATTACCTGGAGAAAGAAGAATTAGCTTTGTTTTTAGAGGCTGCTAAGACGAAGGGGCTGGAGAGAGACTACGTTATATTTATGATGCTGTCATACACCGGCATGCGCGTAGGAGAGTTATGCGCGTTGAAGTGGAAGGATATCGATTTTGAGGATCACCGGATTAATGTCAGGAAGACCATTTACCGCGAGAATAAGGCCATTGAAGAATATGAGTTGATCCCCCCGAAGACAAAAAAGTCTATACGCATCATTGAAATTGACGAGGATCTAATCAGAGTGTTAGAAGCTCACCGGGCAAAGCAAAATGAAGTGAGAATGAAGCACCGAAAAGTCTATCATGACCACGACTTTGTGATTGCTAAAATGAAGTCCTATTACGGATACCCTGAGCTCATCGACCTGATCGAGCACCGGACCAAACGGCTACTTAAGATAACAAATTTGAATCAAAATATCACACCACACAAATTTAGACACACCCATGTATCCCTGCTGGCCGCACTTGGAATATCCCTTGAAGAGATCATGGATCGGCTGGGACATGAGGACGACCACATCACCAGACACGTGTACTTACATGTGACTAAAGAGCGCAAAAAGGAAGCATCCACCAAGTTCGCGGAGATGCTCAGAAACCTATAAAAAAAACCTTTTGTTACCCAAATGTTACCCCAAACGTATTTTAGATCGAACAACCCCTTATGTATCAAGGTTTTATGTATGTTTGCTGGTTATATGCTTTATAACCGTGACTATTTGTAACATATTTATGTCTATGTATGTGCAGTAGGGAAATTCGGCTATATTACTGGATTTTTTGCATCAACCTGCGTTATACAAGTGTAATATATTATGGTTTATGTATGTTTATATATGCCTATTATGTTACCCAAAAGTTACCCGGGTAACATTATTGTCCACAATGTGGATAACTCAAATAAAAAAGGCCACCCGGTTAAGGATGGCCTCTTATTCATGCGGACTTGTTCGGCTGGCTATAATCAAGCACCGCTTTCTCGATTGCTGCTTTAATTTCTTCCGGTGCTACTTGCATCCCGGACTGGTTTAACAATCTAGATGCATAGTTGTAGGCTTCAGATAGCTTTGTTGGCCCACCCAGAGTCTTGAATTCCTTTTCAGCAAACGCATAAGCCTCCAAAGCAATCTTATGAATCAACTCCCGATCTGCCAGGGACGTTTTACTCGCCAGCCATAGTTTCACCTTACTTTGCAGCACCGCCAGCAGAGAGAGCGCTATAGTAGCTACTATCCCTATGAGAGACACCACAACTGTAGCCACCTGCGGTTGTACTTGATCCCATACCTCTTTCATTGTTACCCCTCCTTCGGAATGATTAATACACGTTTTGGATTGGATGCGTCCGGCTCCATAAATACGCTGCGGATCAGTCCGAGCGTCATAAGGTCCGTAGACCGGATATAGCTCGTATTGTTGAATATCTTAGTCTCCACCGGAGTTCCGTTGATTAAGATGTTCTTATTTGAGAATGTCCATTGCAGGAAACCCAGCACGCCTAAGGTAAGCTTGGCCGGTACCCAGCTGCGGCCATCAATGATAATGCCCGGCTGTTCGAGGTCCAATCCTCCGATGCGTACAGAAACCGGATTTGTGTCGGACGGCACTGCCTCATACTGAATCCCCAAGTACTCGCATACTCCACGGGCTACAGCCTCCGCATATCGTGGTATAAAGTCCGGGGATACGAGTATCAATTCCTCTGCTGGGTTGCTTAAATATCCTGGCTCTGTCAGCGCTGCGGCCATAGTTGTTTCCCGGGTCACTGCAAGGTTGTATTTGTTGATACCGCGATCCTTGAATCCTGTAGCCTTCACCAGATGCTTCTGTACGATCTGGGCCAGTTTCTCACTCTCACCGGTCCGCGTGTATTCCGTCTCGGTGCCGGTAGATGTGTCCTTAAAGCTGTTCACATGGATGGAGATAAATGCATCAACTTTATCTTTATTCGCCATTTTCGCCCGGTCACTCAGTCCGATGAATACGTCTGTTTCCCGGGTTAAGGTACATTCGATGTTTGGGTTAGGCTTAAGCAGCTCAGCAACCTTCAGCGCCGTTGCGAGGTTAATATCTTTCTCTTTCACACCGGTGATGCTGATTGCTCCTGAATCATGACCCCCGTGTCCCGGGTCGATCTTCACTTTTTTGACTTTTTTGACTTTTTTCTTCGCCATCTTTAACACTCCTTCCCGGAGGATGTCCTCCAGTGATAAGGCCAATGAGATATTGGAGTTCATCTGACCCACTCTCGCGGATCGTTTCATACGCCCATACTGCTTCGTTGGCTGCCATTTTCGACCACCTAACAATTCGATTTGGTTGGTTGCCCATCTGCGCCAGTCCTCGTTTTCGTCAGCAAGATAGGGGAAGTGCCCGGTCATAAACCTCCGGAACATCTTCATGCCGCTGCGCTTGCCGAATAAATAAAGGGAGTACCCTATAAGGGCCTCCCATCGGAAATCTTTTAAGTTACGAAGTACGAAGTAAATCAGATCGTATATCGTGTCTGCTGCTCCCCACATCTATCCTCACCGCCGGAGCATATAATTTATTAGCTACTTCATCGCCGTTTAGTGAAGCTATTAATTGAAGGGATTTGTCTGTGAAGTCAATCTGCAGGTATTCGGTTTCGTCAAATTCGATCATTTGATTACCCCATACTCTTTCAGCGCGGAGTTGATATTGATGTAAATTTCATTAATCTGCTGCTGAATCTTACGCAGTTTCTCAGTGCGCTGCTTGTCTGTCAGTGATTTATCAGCGGTGATCTCCTTCTTGTAATCCCGCAGCCCTGCAAGCTCCTTCGATACCGACCCCTTCGCAGACGAATTCAGAGCCTTTCTCAGGTCGTCATCGTACCACTTAGGTAATTCTGCCCCGGCCTCGTTGTAATCGGCGTATGCCTGATTCAGTTTGTCCTTGGCATCGTAGAAGTCATCCGTCAAGGTATTGCTGAATTCCGGATCAACAATAAAGTTCTTCAGCAGCGTATTCCGGACATTTCCTTGTCCAAGGTCAGATGTCAGTGGTAAAACCAATCGGGCCAAGTCACCGCCGTACGCTTTAATGATGTAATCCACCTTCTGAGGCGACATGTCCAGCGTCTGTCCTAACTTTTTAGCTACCGCACTGGTGCGTTCATCATATTGATACGGTCTGCTGCGGTCCTGGAGAGACTGAGATACGATAGGGGCGCCGGTGAAACTTTGGTTTGCTACAGAGGCAACGAACGGCGCGGCCACGGTTGAATTCACCACACCAGCAATACTTCCCTCAGCTCCGCCTCCCTTTGTTGCTCCCTGCAGCGCACCGGTAATCAATGGTGGTGTCCAAGCGTTTGCTAAGGCATCCATTGTCCCCTTGAAGGCTGTCGGATCGTTGTCCTTGAAATACCTTAAGGCTTCAATAGTCGCCTCTCCAAAGCTGTTATAGGCTGGCTCCATCGGTATCTTTGTGAATGTACCATCTTCATTTTTGTTAACGATCAGGAACCGCATTCTTTCCCGGGCCGGTAGATTTTGGTAGTCCGGATCATCACCGAATTTAGAATACTCATAAAGCTTCGGAAGAACTGCTAGTGTCCCAATTGCGGCCACAGTCCGGACGGGATTATTCTTGAATGCTCGTAGTACGCGATACGTTCCCTGTACTGCAGCATTGTTATAAGGAACGAATGCTTCAATGTCGCGGGTTAATGCTCCTTTACGGCTGAAGTTAACAGTAATCTCACGACCGGCGCTCATGGCCTGCCGAATATTCTGCGGTGTGATCTGGTTACCCAGGCTCTGACGTTCAATCTTAGATGCTGCAATACGCGGAGCATTTTCAGCAATGTTCCCTATCTCTTCAAGTATCTTGAATGGTGCCTTTACTGCTTTAACTCCAATCTTTGCAGCATTCTGTGGTGAGAATTTTGGATATCTTGTCATATCGGATATGCCAGTGTTTAAGCGCCGATCACCTTTAAGGGATGCCGTATATCCTCCGCCTGCACGCCGGTACTCCTGCGCCCAATTTCGAAGTCCCTTGATGCCAAGCGAATCACCAACACCACTGAAGATAGAATAAATCGTGTATGCAATCTGCTTCGGTGGATTTTTTGACTGAATTGCCGATTGTGCAAGGTCCATGGTTGCCCCTTTGATCGCAAAGGCCGGCGCCAGCAGACCAGTTGCACCGCGCTTAGTCGCATTACTGAATGCGCTCATGGTATCAATGAGGACGTTCGATGCCTGCGGACCCATGCCAATCAGCGTTTTGACGATCTCGGGATCTCCCACTTTGATGTGTACCGGTTCACCGTTGACCATAGCCCGGACCACATTGTCACCGTCAACCTTCGCTGTGCTGAATAGGTCCTTAAAGTCTGCATCCAGTGCCTCGAGAAAGTCATCCTGCCCACCATTTGTGAGTACGTCCTTGAGGTTCACCTTACTCTTCGGCTGCTGGATAATCTCGGCCACACCCTTGAACGCCTCCGGATCTCGCTTGATTGCATCCACCATGGACTGCATTGTCCGGTTACGCAGGGCTGCATTTGTCCAAGCACCCACAGATTCAATAGTGGATTTACGCGGGTCTACGATGTTCCGGACTGATCCGGTAGGGCTGACCTTCTGAATCGGTGCTTTCTGGCCGCTGAAGGATGACTTTGTGGTCTTCTGGATGAAGTTCTTTCCGGGCTTCTCTGACCGAAGGAACTGCCGGCGCATTGGTGAATAATTCGGATTCTTCTTCCGCAGTGCATTGTACAGGTCGTTAGATAGCAACCCTTCCTTAACACCAATTTCCCGCAGCACGTTATCGTTGAATTTATCCCACTCCTGCGCGATTTCTTCAAAACCAGGGTAACGGGAATTCAACGTGTCAATACGCTGCTGGACCTTATCCGGTGTCATATCCAAGTTTTCAGCATATACCCGTTCCCCCCGGGACATCCGGGTTTTAGCATGCCGCAGCGTTAGGTAATCAATGAAATTCTTATCCTGACCGCGCGCCACTTTCTTGAAGATATCGTTCAGGCTACTGCCGATAACCTCTCCTTCAAGATTCACAAATTTGTCACGAACAACGGTATTTGCAAGGTTATTGGCCCGGGTTGCATCCATGGCTGATTCATAGGTGTCGCTGCTGATTCGCTTCAGTGGGTCCAGATTATCGACAAGATTCTGATATGTCGCCCGGGCCTGCGCTGCTGCAGACTGTTTAATGCCTTGTTTGTCGTTCTTGATGCCACGCCGAACAATCTGGTCTGCGGTGTCAACTGGACCGGTACCGACCCTTGCTGATCTTCCCCCGGATGAGATACCTAATCCCTGGTCGCCAAATAGGTCCGTGAACATGTCCTGGCTCTGTGGTGGTGCAGTTACATCCGGAGCTGCATCGACAAGTGGCGTTTGAGGACGTGGTGGGCTGTAACTATCCACTACATTGTTCATTAATCTTTGAAACTCTTGCCCAGTCGCTCCTCTATTCTTAGCGGATATCACTTCTGATGCAACGTTTTTTAAATCATCAATAGAAGTCATCCCGCCTCTGTCTTTAATTTCTTTCGCTACCTGCAACACTGTCGAGGGAGCGTCTGCTTCTTCTGTCAGTCCTTTTTGCACTTTGCTCCATAACGAGTTGTACATACTGTCTGTAATACCGGAACCGAATGATCCGAGCGTTTCACCAATTTCATCAGATCCAATGGTTGATGTTTCTACGGGTTGTATAGGCTGTGGCGTTTCAATTTTCGTTGTTTCTGATGTTTGTGTTGTTCTTGGTTGATTGTTTTGGGCGATAGACCGATTAACAGGGCTTTTAATACCATATGTTTCTTGAAGTTCCTGTGTCTTTCTGGCACGCTGCACAAAGTCACGGGGAACTGTTTTTGTAGCTAATAGTTTATCAAAGTCGTATCCCAAGTTTTTGGCGACTTGCCGTGCCGCCTCTTCTACCGTGATTTGCTTGCGCATTTCTTCAGATAATTGCCGGAGATCTTCGTAACCCAAAGTTCGAATTTCATTCAATGATATGTCATCGCCATTAGCCTTGAAATTACGTTGAACCCACTTTGCCAGTTCATTGGGATTCTCAAGAGGTGGAGTCATATGTTCATCTACCAATGGTTTCATCTGCTCTAGTACAGCATTCAATCCTGGTTTGTTTGCTATTCTTGCTCTCGTACCAGACGAAACATTTGGAGCTTCATCTACAGCAGGAGTTTCTACTGTAGTTCTATTTTTCATGAATCTGCTGAACAAAGATCCCCCAGCAATCCCTAGTCCAGCACCGGCCAAAGTGTACTTGCCGATATCTTCCAGCCTGCCACCGAGTGATTGCTGTTGTCCGGATGCCTTTTCCTGAAGTTCATTCGCTGTTCCCAGGGCAGCGCCCAAGCTTCCTACGCCGATCCCACCGCCCACAGCCTTACCAAGCAGAGGATTCTTGATCCCGGCTGCTGCAAGACCGCCTGCGCCAATACCTAAATCAGTGAGTCCACCAAGTCCAGCAGATAAAGCAACATTTTTCAGTCGGTCCTGAACACTCTGCCGTGGTCCGCCCAGGTACTCTGCGGCCTCTTGGTTGGCTTGACGCGGGAATTCAAACGCCGCACCCGCAGCAGTACCTCGAATCAAACTCTGTGTGATTTTAGGTAGTGATTTGATTAAGGGATCTACCGCAGCGCCGGCGGCCTTATATGCGGCCTGTCCGCTGACCAGGGAGCCGAGCACATCGGCTGCAATTCCACCGGCTCCAAGGTTTTCAGCACGATCTCTTTTTTCTTTCAGCTCGTCACTATATGCTTTCGGCCCAAACTTTTCAAAAAAGCGATCCACTAAATCGGTTCCGCCGAATGTTGTAGCATTCGCTGCGCGGTCAGTAAATGCAGTGACATTATCCAAGACTTTGCTCAGTGTACCTTTTTCTTTCTTCGGATTCTGCACATCAATCCCGGTGTTCTGCTTATACTGCTGTGCCGCCATTGGTTCATTCCGGATTGCCTTGGCAAGCTCAGACTGCCGGGGATCACCGATGAGTATGCCAGTCTTATCCAACAGTTGAGACATTGGTGTACCGCTAACTGGTGATGCGCTTGGAGTTGAAACAACCGGTGCAGGGGTTTCCAATGACCGTTTTCGTACAGCCGAGAATAAACTTTCTTCCTCCTTATCCGATTCAGGTTGTGGGGAGTATGTCCGTTCAAGTACCCTCTGTTTTGCATCCTCGCCACGTTTTCGATTACGAACTGCATCAAACGTTGACATGTACTCACCCCGCAAGCATGTTATAGTATTTCTTCACTCCGCTGGTCCAGTAACTATTCAGTCCAGTTGGATCATTGGCCGCACCATTCGGAGCATATTTTTTCTGAATCTGCTCAATAGTAGTCAATCCCTTGTCGAAGTAGTTCCGTTTTAGGTTTGAAGCCATCTTGTCGATACCTTCTTCCAGGCTATTAAAGGTCATCAGACCATTTTTGCCCATCATACCGCCAACATTGTATTTATTTTTCACTGCTGAACTGGTGCCATTTCCGGTTTCATGAATGGCTATCGCCGCAAGTAATGCCGGATCTATACCATACTTTTGACCGACAGAAGCAAAAACGTCCCCAGTATTTTTGAGGACGCCGCTTAAGGTGCTGTTAAGTTTGGCCCCACTGGCCGAAGCTGTGGGGCTACTCAGTTTCCCGAGTACTGTTTGATGCGCGATTCAATATCTTTCATGGTATATCCAAGAGACAATAGCACCTGTTTGGTTTCAGTGTCACTCAATCCTGCATCCACCACGGTCTCAAACAGATCAGTTAACTTTGTCGGGTCTTTGGTGAGCTGTGTCTTGCCTGTGTCCTCTTGCTTCCCGAGTTTGTTCACTGTGTATACTGGTTCCTGATAAAGAGGCTTGATGTTATCCAACAGCTGGCTGGCTGTCATGCCTGTATACTTGGCCGCTGCCGGTTGTGACTGCTCATAATCAAGCGTTGCCCATGCCCGGGAGTTGTCGTCCTGTGACAGCGCCAATTGAGCCTGCTGATACGCTGTAGAATCAGCCTGTGCAAGCCTGCGAAGTGCATAGTCCAGACCACCTTGCTCCTTGTTGTAGTCGAATTCAGCCTGCCAACGCTTATCAGAGATAGCATCGCGCGCTTTAGTGTAAGCAAACTGCTCAGTATATTGTTTGTCCGCTGTATCCAGTTGGCGGGTCTGGGTGGATTGGTTGAACGTCTGATTCTGTGCAGCCAAGTCTTGGTTCTGTCCGGACAGTGTGCGAATGGTTGGTGTGATCTGTCCTGCTGTGGCGGAGTTCGTGTTCGCTCCAAGTTTGCTGATGTCAACGCCCATGGTGGACAACATAGCCCGGATACCGTCTGCTTGGTTGCTTAGCTTGCTGCGATCTGCTGCGGTGATACCCTTGGCCTCTGCTTGCTGCTTCAGGCCCATGAGTTGGGAGTAAAGCTGCTGCGCTTGTTCTCCGCCCGGCAGGTTCCCTGTGAGCCCTGCTGTGGTGTTGGTGTTGTCGATAGCACGCTGATCTTCGCTGAGATAAGAATTAGCTACAGTCCCAAGGTTAGCAAACTGCTGCTGTTCTTGAGCCAATTGATCTGCATACTTTTGATAAGCTTGCTGCATCAGCTGCGGCAGGACGGTAGTCTCTACATTGCCCATTTCCTGTGCGCCAATCTCTGCAGAACGGTCAGAAGTGATCGTGCTGTTCAGTAGGCCGCGGCGGTTTAATTCAGCCTCTGTCTGTGCGGTACCGTCTGCAATATTGGCTTTGGCCCGGGTTAGCGCTGCTTGATATGCCGGGTCGCTGTTCGGGTCGTACGAGAATGGCGTGACCTGTCTCTGCGCTATAGCCGCCATCTGAGACATATAATCCGATCCCTGCTGTGCGTTCGTCTTCGGCGCGGCGGCCGCTGTCGGCGTTGGTGCTGCAGTTGTGGTCGCGGCTGGCGCTTTGTATCCAAGCTGCTGCGTGAGGTATTTCTGCTGACCGCTGGTGTCCAGTCCCTGTGCCTGGCGCTGCGCAATCACCTGTAAGGCTCGTTGCTGCTCACTGGCGACATATCCGGGATCATTGTTGATCTTCAATTGATTCTGCACGAGCTTCTTTTTGGCTTCTGCGGCTGCTGTGTTGTAGTCCACTACGCCGTTTCCTAACGTGGTTGCCATCTTATCACTCCTTTGCAATAGAAAAAGGACCCCGTATGGAGTCCTCTGGCCGATCTGTTATTTATTTCAGTGTAGCAGGTGTGGTCAATAGGTTTTGATTATTTTTGTTGCAATGAGGCCAGTTGTGATTCAAGGTCAGCAAGGTTTTTTTGTTCAGCATCAATTTTTTTCTGCATTTCAGATTCGGCATTTACAGCCGTATTGTATTTTTCTTGAGCTTCTTTTATGGATTCTTCAGGTGCCTGAGCATTGGCATTAACTGTGTCCAGCATATTTTTTGTTCTTGTAATTTCATTTGAAATTCTATTCATGGCGTTATTATAGCTTTCAATTTTACGTTTTGAACTTGCAATGTCTCGATTTAATTTTTCTATAAAAGCTGCATTGTCTTTTCCTTGTTGTTCCTGGTCCATCTTAGCTTGTTCTTCCCGGGCAATTGCAGCATTTTGTTCAGCTGAGTTTAAAGTAGTTAAATTAACTTGTGTGCTATCCACACTGACCCCCATTCCCAAGGCATTCGCTGCGGATCTTACAGGAATATAACTCGTCCCATCAATCACAGCTCCCTGTCCTATAGATTTCCCATTTAATTTGATCTCCATTGTTTTATCCACTTTTGCACCGAGCAGTTTAGCCCCAGCGCCATATATTTGAGGAGATAGTGTAATTCCGGCACCAATGACAATCCCAATAAGTATTAATCCAATCTTCTTCATACCGCACCCCTAATGCTAGATTTTGGGATTAGTATATCATTTAATTTTGAGCATGGGAATGCAAAGGTATTCCGGTCCATGTAACTGTCCCACCACCTGATACCATCAGAACAGTTCCGATTGGTATCCCACCATTTGCTGATCCGGATAAGCTTGTTGAAACACCTGCTGTTGCTTTTCCAGCCAATCCATCATTCAATTCATCAAATTCATCTTGTAGTGATAATCCATCTTCTTTTACAATCCCACTCCAATCAGTTTTTGGCACAAGAACCTCATTTGCTGAACGAAGGTCTGTTGATCCGTAAGAGGATACTGTTAATCCTGAGTATCCTTCAACCGCTAAAACTCCTAACAATGTATTGATTCTGCCCTTTATAACCCCACCACTCCACACTTCTAATGCTGGAGAACCGCCATAATCAGCAACAATACGGATGAAATTATCTGCATCTTTATATGCACCGAACAAATCGCTCGTAGAGCTCATTTCTGCTCTCGGATATGCAGATTCCTTGGTTGCGATATACGCTCCGTATATTTCACCCGATACAATCTTACCCAGGTTTGCACTGATCGCAGACAATTCATCAACCTGGAGCTTAAGCGCCGTAACCGTACCCTCTACCAGCAGATCCCCATCAACATAGTTCAGGTTCCGCGTGTCAAGATTCTCCAGCAGCCACGACAGTTCCTTCGTCATTTTACCAACAGCATTTTTCAAATCATCCAAACTGGTCATGCCCTCGACATTTGGCAAATTCACCTGTGCCATTACGAATTCCTCCCTGACACCTCACGAATTACGCGGTGTATTTTCACTTTCCCGGTTCCGTATAGCTTCAGGCGGTACCAGATTTGCGGTGTGTTAACGATCACCGGTATGCGAATGCTTTGAATAGCTCCGGTACCGTTGGTGGTTGAGCTCACCACGTTCCACGTTCCAGCCTCAGTCCCTGCAGCGTAGGCCGCAATCAGCGTTGAGCCCGGCTCAATATCCGCAATCACCCACAGGCGGTTGATCGTCTTACGGACAGTTTCGTCACCTTCGCTGAACGGCTTCGTTTCAATGGACCAGTTGATTACCGCACCGTTGTCTGTAGCCCCACCCATTTGCAGTACCTGACCGCCTGCCGTGCCGATGTAAAGCGTCTGTCCGTCCAGGTAATAAGATGTAGCCACGAAGCTACAAGGCCACCAGCGGCCGCCCTGTAGGTCGAATTTGAGCGTTATGTTTGGAAGCGTGTTGCCCCCGGTCACCAGCGACAGGTAAAGAAAACGCCCATCAGTGCCGGCCACGCAGTGTTTTGCGTAAGCTTGGTTGATGGACGCAATGTAATTTTTGATAGGATCGCTTATTTTTACGGGTGCGGCCCCTCCTGAGTAGGAATAGACTCCGTCAGGGCCTAGCCAAAAAGCGCCGAATTGGTTGGAACGATTGTCCGATCTGAGATACAGCCAACCCCGTAAGGGTTCTGCATCTGGAAGTTGGTTGAATCCTCGCCGTACAACTCATGCAACGTGTATTTTTTGAAGAGTATCACATGATCGGCGTAAGCAATAAGGCCGGTTGGCTTCTCTCCGTCCGGGGTTTCAACGGTGATTTTCCCGGTCCCGGTGTATTTGTTGGTGCTGGTCCAGTCTGCAGCATCACGTAGTCCGGAGTATGACAGCAGATTGTCGTTACGGTTGGCCGCATAGAACCGGTTGGCGTGTGTCGTGAGGAACGCGCTGGCTGCCGGGGCCGCGCTCATTGCAGTGAGTGTTGTGCCATCCCACTGCTGCAGCTGCAGGGATCCATCCAGGAAATACAGCTTACTGCCATCGAAGAACATTGCCGCGTCCCATAGCCGATCATTGTTGGTGTCACCATATTCATAGACAGCCGCCCATGACGATCCTGTGAACCGGTACAAACCCCTTCCGTTGCCACAGTACCAAACACCCAGGAACTTAAACAGGCGGTTGATATAGCCCGTGTGGGTGCTATGCAGCGCGTAACCGTCACGCACCTGGAGCGTTGGGTAAATAAAAGAGTCCACGTTGAGTGCATCGGTACATTGACCGTCTGCAAGCTCTATGGACTCTACGGATTGGTTGATGCCATCGGCCAATGTGACTATGATCGGTTTTGATTTATTCGGTGCTGATGTCCAAGGTTGCATGAAGCACCTCCTTTCTTATTACATAGTATGGTCTAAACTACAAACCTCACAAGAAAAGTATTTTTCTTTCTCCGTTTTCAGTAGTGGTGGAATTTATCCCCTCGACCTCAATGAGATATGTCCCAACTAGATTTGCATGTGTTGCAGTGACGGAAACTGTAAAATCGTGAGTGTTGGTCGTTGCATTGTATGCACTTGCAGAAACGGAAAAAGTGAAGTTTGTTGCTAATTGAGACGCGTTAGACTCAATACTGTGCTTAAGAATAAATTTCGATTCTTGAGCAGATCCCCTTGCATTACAAAACACCAAGTACTCAGCCACTGTTGCGGCATAAGTGTTAACGCTGCTGGGGATGATCAATCTAACATTCATTACCGTTAGACCATTCGAAGCAGGACATTTAACCGTAAACAAGCTAGTGGGAGTATTGATAGGAACTGCCTTTGTCCCTATTGCCTTTTTGAACAGATAACGGGCTTCATTTACGCCAATTTTTTCAACTATTGTACTCCCCGTATAACTGTTGTGATAATCCTTTGCTATACCTCCCACATTGAACGCCTGGACAATGATATTTTTTGCCCCATCCGTATTCATATTCATGAAATTGATGTTGTATAAAACGTTAATTAAGCAGAGCCCAGTTGTAATGTACCTACTGTTCGCGTTACTAGCTCTTAGCGTTGTGTTATTAAATTGAATTGGTTTGTTCGCCGTAATAACGCTATCCAAAAGAACTGGTACGCTGGCATCAGTAGTGTTTGCATATGAGTTTTCAAAATAGCAGTTTTCGAACTTGATGTTAAATAAATTCTGAGAGTTGTTTTTGACCGCCGTTTTAAAAGAACTTTCAAATGTGCAAGTATCAAATACTGTCCCCTCAGACGAATAGCTTCCTGTTCCGTTAAACAGAACAGAGTTTAGCCCACCTTGAATATAGATATTAGCAAATTTAACCGCATTAACTCCGCCTTCAGCATGGTTGTAAATTTGGATACCGTAACCCGTAGGCAGAACACTGCGCATTCGAATATTATTGAAATTAGCGTAGAATAATCTCGATACGTAAATCCCATTTGGCGCGTTATCTTCGATAACAATTTCTCTAAATGATGATGCATCTGTGCAATAATAGACATTCATAGCAACCTGAGTAGTAACAGATGAGTTACATCTGATCGTAAATTTTTCGGCTATCAGTTTCGAAAAGTTAAAAAATAGACAGCTGCTATCTGGATTACCTGAAAAGTCCAGTATTACATCCTTCATGGAAGCTCCGATTAAACTGCACTCCACATCAAGCATTTCATTGATTATATAGTGTCCCGGGGTCATCATGACGGAAGCACCTGACTGTTTAGCTGCTGCTAAGCAGTTCTTTATTGCCAGTGTATCGTCGTTCTCCCCATCTCCTAAAGCTCCGAACTCTTTGAATGTGTAATACACATCCGCCCATATTCTCCGGTTTATTTCTGAATTTCTATATTGACTTGCAATTAATTGCGAGGCATTGCTCATAGTAATCCCCCCATGACATCTTCAATGACAAGGTAATCCGGCGTTTCGTCATTAACTCTTTGGAATTCTTCAATCATCCCGTTGTATTTCGCTGTGTAGTTGTTCACCATCGCTACATCATTGAAGTTTTCCGCGATTTGAACCAGTGCTCCATACACTAAAAGCATGTGAAAATCGCTGTCCAGTTCAGGAACAGCGTTCAGTTCACTTGAATTCAGCTTTGCTGGTGTTCGGTTATAAAAGATAGTAAGCCCTCCGGCGCTATCTTCCGTTGGTGTAGGGTACAGACCAAGTTCATTTCCATCTGTGAAGTAATAGAACGGCACTCCAGCCGTTTTTTTGACGTCTTGGTAGATATATTCCGAATCATTCACAAGCACGTCTATAACGCTGCTGCGAGCGCATGGAAGGGCATAGGCGAATACATCAGCAATGATGTCGTCTTGCCACATGGTGTTTATTTTAAAAGTGGTACGAAATAGTTCAGCCTGAATCTGGTTAACCTTACGGATCACACTATCATTGGACAAGCCATGCGGGTACTTCTCAGCGATTTCGTCCAGTATTTCCTGCAATGTCACGGTATCACCCCTTAATAGACAAAAAGGCCCCATTGCGGGGCCCTTGTCACATTACTTTTATTTCTTGGCTGGTGCTTTTTTCAATGCGCTGATTGACTGCGCGTGTACGTTCGTAGGAGTCCTGCCAGATTTCAGCAATCACTTCCGGAACTTCTACGGTGACTCCCCGGGGAATCGTGTATATTACGCCGTTGAATCCAACAGGAACAACCTTATCCGAAGGGTTCTGCGGATCGTCAGGAATGATAATTTTCACTTTCGGCATTTCCTGCAGCTGCTGCGCTGCGCTTTTTTCTGCCTCTGCTGCTTGTTTTTCGAGTGATTTTTCTGTTGCCATGGTAAGTCCTCCTTAGATTAAAGGGGGCCTAAGCCCCCAAGTGGTTATACAGATGCGCCGGATTCGTAACGGATGATAGCCAGTTCCTGCAGACGAACTGCAGTGAACGCGCATTTCCAAGCGATCGTGTTGAATTGGTTCAGTGGGTCGGCCGATCCAGCAGATCCAGCAGGGTGTACGATAATCTCAGGCTTCATGCTACCGCCGATGTCTGGCAGACCATACGCGCCGCGGCCCAGGAAGATCGTGCCGTAGATATCTGCAGACGATGCACCGGCACCCGTGAACTTCACGCCGTTGTCCACTTCCATGAAGTAGATGCCGTACATCTTACCCAGGATACCTTCTTCACGGTTCTTGGTGTCCACGTATGTGTTCTGATCCTTCCACTCCTGTGTCTGCATGAGGTCCATGGCTACGAAGGGATGTACCAGGGCCACGAAACCTGAGCCACCACCAGGCAGTTTGATTTCTTTCACCTTGTTATTTTTCATGGTACGGCGCACCTTCAGGATATCCGCAGCAGTGATCTTATCTGTAGCAGCAGTGAGGATACGGGAGGCCTTTCCGTTGGCATAGATTACGTTTGTGCCTGCGGCTACAATGTCACGTACGATGGTATCAATGGATTCCCCAGCATTTTCACCCATGAGTCCAGATGCTTCAGTCAGCAACGGGTCATAACCAGTCATATTGATGAATTCAGAAATCTTGGTCCAGCTGCCGTACTCGGCTACTGTGGCTGTGATTGCCACGATATCAAGGTTAACGCCGTCTGGAGTAACGCCCTCGGTTAGTGCTGTAGTAGATACAGCCAGTGAATTCAGGCGGCGGAAGCTTGTTGTCGCTCCTTTGCGGTTCGGAATCGTCTTCTTTTCGCCAAACTGCGTCCATTTGAGTTCTGGCAGCAGTCTTTCGAGCAATTCATCCTGGAAATACGTATGTTGTTCCGCCGTAAGTGCGTTCACTCCGGCCGTTGCGTTATACCCTTGTACTGATGTTGCCATGGTAAGTCATCCCCTTAGTATGGTTGTCCGCGCTTAATGGCCTCACGGTACGCTTTACGCTCTGCCTGAGACATCGCCATGTATCCTGTGGCTTGCTCTGGTGCGTCAGCGCCCAATGCGCCTGTCGAGCTGTCGGCGTTTTGTTGCAGTCTTCGTATGGCCTCCTGCTGGGCCTGTTGCGATGCGGTAGTTACCCGCGTGTCGTAAGTAAGTAGCTTGTAGGCATCGTCCAAGCTGTATCCTTTGGATGCTGCTAGGTTGATGACTTCCATCTTGTGCTGTGCAAAGTTCGGATAGTTGGCAGTGTCGCTCTCCATGCTGGAAATCTGTGACTCTACCTTCTGAAGTGCGTCCTGTTCTGAACGTTCCAAGTCACGTTTCTCGTACTGGTCGAGTCTGGTTTTAAGTGGCTGGACATATTCGCGGATCACATCCTCCGGAACACCAAGGCGGTCAGCTTCTTCGGTGATGCGGCGGTCCGTTTCGGCCTGTTCCAGTGCTTCCATGTACGATTCGTGAGTGTCAAACCCGTAATATTTCGCTACACGGTCAAGTGATTGCTGATATCGCTCGGCTTGCTGGGCTTTTTCGGACACCTTGTCATAGTTCAAGCCTTTCTGAACCCAACTCGGTACCTCATCCTCTGGCACAAAGCGTTCTTCTTTGTTGTACTTGACCTTTATCCCTCTAGGCTCTTCCGCTGGTGTGGCGGTCTCCCCTGTGGTTTGTGTTTCAATTGCCTCCGTTACTGGCACTTGCTCAGTAACAGGTGCTGCCTGTTCAATGCCGCTATGGTTGGCGGTCTCTTCCATGTGTAACGCCTCCTTGCCCTATGGTTGGGGCAAATTTGTATATAAAAAGGGCCACCGCAGTCTCAGCGGAAGCCCTATATTTTACATCCCTACGGCTGTAGGTTGATTCGGCACTGCTTGCGGTACTTGTGGAGCTAAGATGTTCTGCTGCAAGAACATAAACTGCTGCTCTGGTGGCATGGATTGGAACATTTGCTTTTCTTCAGGCTGCATAGATGCAATCAGCTGCTCCATTTGGCCGATTACGCCTTTCTTGTCCTCCATTTCCTTCATCAATCGGTCTCTGAAAGGCACGACAGCATGCGGTGCGTACTTGAGATACTGCATGTAGTCGATGTCCCCGCGGTCTAAAGCCTTGTCTAAGCTCGACAGCATGAGTGATTCGGAGTAAGTGGATGATGGGCCAACATCAATTTTGAGCGACATTGGTACGTCCTGGTACTGCGAACCGTCAAACATGGCCGGGTACTCTTCGCCATCATCATCCTTTAGGGTGACTTGGCGCGGTAAATTGTACTTCACCTTCCAAATGTCCTCCCAGATGCGGCCAATATCCTCGATAAAGCTGTAAAACCTGCGCTTGATGGACTCTATTGGAATCGCTGAAGCTTTTTGCAGCAGCATGATGGCCGTTGCATTGAGGTCAGCAGATGGTGCGGAGCCGGTTGCAGCCTCGTCAGCGCCTGTCATTTGGCGTGTGTAGGTCAATATAGCCTCTACCAAGTTACCAGCAACCGCGCTAATGTTGCCCGGTGTGAGATACTTTGCACCGTCTCCCTGTCCTACGGGTAGGTGGTCCTCGATCATCTCTCCCGGGGCATTGGTAATCTTGCTTGGGTCAATCGCACCCTTCTTATAGATCAGCTTAGGCCAGCCTGTGAGCTGTACAGAGAGTATCTGCATGGCAACCAGAGTATTAACAGCCTTCTGGTTCGGGATCAGCCCCTCAGTATCCCCAATGCCGCGTATGGACTTCTTACGGCGTTCCCATTGCATCACAGCGATAGGATACCGGCTCAGCATCGTGTCTGTCGTCTTTTTGATGGTCATGCCACCAGCGACCTTGCAAAACATGATCTTACCTCCGTTGCCCTTCCAGTAACGTGTGATAACGGTTATCTTCTTGCCGTCGTCAATCTCGACCTTTGCCATGTCGTATCCTTCATCCTGTGTGTCCTTGTCCGGCTTAATCTGGGCTACCATGTCTTTGCTTAACCCATTGGACCGGGCGTATTCTCGGACACTCTTGATGCTCTCCCGGCTGCTGATGATGATATACGGCTGCCGCTGCACATTGCGCTGCTGCTCATTGCCGAAGAAGATATTAATCGGGTCAATTACCTCGCCTTGCATCTCACCAATGAAAGGGAACTGCACACCGCCTTTGATGCTCATATCGTAAAAGTAATGCACGGCCACTGTGCCGGTATTGGCTGCAACGTCCAAGGCTTCTTCGTTGAGATCATCCTGTTTAATTCGCTCCCAGGTAGCAGCTGAGTACCTGCTGAACAGATCGCCTGTTTCGTCTTGCTCCTGCGTCTCGTCCGCCTCTTCCCGGCTGAACAGCATGTTAATCTGTTCACTCATGACGTTGGCCACTTTGTGTGTTTCGATCATCTTGATCAGATTGAACACCGGGCGCGGTAGCGACTTGGTGCGCGTTGTGGCCGGCGGCCACTGGTCTCCAGCCTTGAAGCGCTCATACTCAGGCCACTTATCCAGCCATCCCATCCTACGCAAAAAGGATAAGCCATCTTTGTATTGTCCCTCGACCTCACCGGCTAGCTTATCGAATGTGGTTAT